AAAGGAGAAGACCTTGCCACAGATCTTCCCCTCTTCGGATCACCCTTTCTTTCCGAACAATCTCAAATGTTGTGAAAGCCACTGTCCGGTACGGCTGGTATATGTACCCGTCTCTTCGAATTTCATCCCTTTTGCCATCCAATAGCTGGAGACGCCAAGCGGTACACCAACGCTGAACATTGTGAGCAGGATGTTTATCCATCGGTCTGCCTTTGATCCTCTGATTTCAGCCATCTTCTGTTCAAGCTCTTCCTCACGCAACTTCTTCTCAGCTGCAAACTGGGTCTCGCGCTGCTCGAGTTCCTTCTTTCGCAGATCTGCCTCAGCCATAAACTGAGACATTTTCTGTTCAAGTTCTTTCTCTCGCAGATCGAGTTCCTGCTTCCGCAGCGAGAACTGATTGCCTTTGTCATAGCTCTCATCGAGACGACCTCTCTCCTTAAGATCGAGGCTTTCCTCCTCCAAATACTTCCCGTACAACATATTCAACTTTTGCATGTACGCCTTAGACTCTTCGCTAGATGCGGTGACTTGAGAGACTTCAACCAAAGTTCTCTGGATTTCACCTGCCAGCAAGTCCCGAATTGTGTTTTCTTCCATAAGAATACCTCCTTCATTTATGGGTTTCCATAATAGCCTGCGAATTATTCGCGTTAATGCGTATAATCCTTCAGCAGGACTGTCATACACACCCACGGAAGGGAGTGAATCTTCTGGTATCCACCTTTATCAATCTCAAGAAAAAGATAAGGGGAGTCCGGATCGGACCGGTCCTCCCGCAGTGTACCAATCTGGTGTGTAGTAAAGCGGATTGCGCTTGCTACATAGCCAGCAATAATCCCGACGACAAACGCACCAATGACGAGCCAGTCAAACACCATTACTTTTTACCATCCTTTCCATAGTTCATAGCACCTTTGCGGTAAATCTCCATGAGCTTTGCATCATTCTCGCCACGAATAATGTCGGCGATCATGTCGTTGAAGTATCCCTTGAAGTAGAAGTCATAGACGAGACGTTCGATGACGCATCCACGAGCCTTTTCCCAGCCTTCCGTGAATATAACTTCATCACAATCTGCCATCTTGATCAGGCTTCTCCCAAGGTACCACAGCTGCGGATGCTTGTAGTTCTTCGGAGGCTTCACGTCCATGTATCCAGACGTATACGCTTCTTTCGGGGCAAAGCCACTAGCATCGCCATCTTCAGCAGCCTTCTGAAGCGCTACCAGGATATCGAAATCAGACTTACCAGCCATGGGGGTGCTCACAAACACCTTCTCAGGGATCTTACGCTTGGGAGATTCACCCGCAGCACGCTTTTTATTTGTGCCCTTGTGACGACGGGTTTTCACGTACTCATCAAGATCTGCTGAGTCCATGACCCACTTAAGTTTACCGGTTTCATCGTATTCACGCTTGGCAGAGGGAATACGTTCACGCTTGATCAGATTGTAGATACGAACGTCAGATACTCCGAGGTATTTTGCGGCTGCTGCAACATCAAGTTTCATAATGGGCTCTTTCCTTTCATTTCATTCTAAAGTTTACAAAATTTAATGGGTTTCTGCGTGACAAAATTAGTCACGAATTTTATCAAGGATCCAGAAAAATTTCCTGTAAAGCTTGTACCATTCAGCACGAGAAACAGGCATATGACCACGATACCGCTCCATGGCATCATAGGAGCCGTCTCTGGTAACCGCTTCGAGCATCAGGGTATAAAGCTCACGGTCGTTGTCCACAGCCTTGGCAACTGCAGTGGATACCATATCGATCTTCTTCCAGTATTCCTCTCGAGCAGCTACACAAACTGCCACTGGATCGGTCATAGTAGAACCGCGACTCCAAGGGTTCTCAAACTGCCTGGGCAAACTATCAATGTCTTTGATAGCTTGTTTCCAGGTATCAAACTGCCTACAAAAGTTTCGCAGTTCATTGAAACGGAACTTGTCCAAATAAAACAAGTTCTTGGTAGAAAGTGATGAGCGCATACTTTAACCCCCTTTAAAAATGCGCAAAAGAAAAGAGCCCATGCCGTTAAGCATAGACTCATTTCTTTTAACCTTTTACCCATTTGGCAAGCAAAAACTTGCCTGCCGCGATCAACAACGCGCCAGCCACACCAATCATAATCTTACCTCCTCCTTTCATAGGTTTCATAATAGGAGGCACTTTTCTCGCGGTTACATTTTGATTGGAATCTTCTTGAGCAAGGAAATATAATCCTCAAGTGTATCGATGATTTCCGAGGCAACATAAATGTTAAATTTTTGTGGATGACTGCGCCAAATCTCGATTGTCTGGACAAGATCTTCAGTATTTTGGATTGTATCAAAAACATCGCCAACGTTTTCCATAATAAACCTCCTTAAAACCTCGATAACAGGATTCATTTTGTCAGTGGTCTGCAAAACCTTTATCAAGAAAAAGAAAGAGGGTTCGCGCCATGGTAGTGCCAAGTCTGTCTTTCCTTGGTAGTGCTTCTGACACATAGGCGAGCGATGCCTCTTGCGTTCTACATCCTTTCGGATCTTCTCCCTTATGCCATGGTTCAGTCCCTTGTTGAAGGGGACTTCGTCTTGCTATCCGCTGTCAGCCAAGCCTTTTCATATCCGCTTGGTAAATAGCCTTTCCTCTTTCATAATGGTAATAGAAAATCTCGCGTCACTCTTCGTTCTTTTGGAATGGCTCAATGCCATCATCCATGACAACGTGCAAGCCAATTTCGTCCCAGGCTTCCTGAATAATGTCGGCCGAGGTGAAATGCTCAGTGACGATTTGGTTCATAGAATTGAGAAGTGCAAGACACTGATCAGTATCAAAACCGAACTCTCTATGGCCAGCCAAAGCAGCAGCGCCATAGAGAGCCTCAATCATGAACTTATTTAGGGAATCAACACCATCGTTGAATCCCTTTTCATATAACTTACGTCTCTGCTCTTGGTTCATTTTTATCTTCCTTCTTTACAGCTTTTCGAATAGCGTCCTGAAGCTGAAGAATATAAGGAACAGACGCCTTCCCGATATGTCGAAGCAGCATAAGATCATTTGGATCTGCTTTGAGGAAAGTATCAAGATCCTTATAGTTCCTGACCAGTACGTTGGCAATGCGGGTGCCAATATGATTCGGAATGTCGAGAATCGCAGTGTAATAGTACACAAGCAGTCCGAACGCGCCGCGCTTAATAGGCATATGGCAGTAGTTGTAATACAAATCATCTGCATTACAGCCGATGCGAGAATACTTTGCAGCTTCGGTGTAGCGCATGTGATGAGCCTCTGCAAAATCCTCAAGTGTTATTCCAGCCGGACGGTCAACAACTTCCAAAGCTGTAGGACCAGCAATAGTCTTGATGAATTCTTCTCTGGTAATTACACAAACATTCATATAAATTCCCTCCAAGCCATAGCGGCGAACAATCTTCCACATAGAATCTTTATCGGGATGCTTTGCGCTGAATTCAGCTACTGCATCCATAACTCCTTCATCAGCGATAACCGGCCTCAACGTTGAACAACCGGTCGTCTCGAAATAGTTTGTGTCGGACTTCTTTGCATATGCTTTATCTGAAGTACAGCAACACGGTCCACCAGTCAGAAAACAGTTTTCTTTTGTGCACTCTCGGTTAGCACACGGGTCACAATAATAAACACCAGTCATGACAATACCTCCTTAAAAATAAAAAAGAAGAGGCCCGATATTATGCTACTGCTAGCTAGCAGCATGAATGTCAGCCTCTCCTGTCTTCCATAATACTATTGGAAAATTTCGCGGCAAAAATAAAAAGAATATTCTTTGCTTTGAACGCAGGGATTCGAACCCTAATCTTCCATAGCGATCGACTTTTCACTGCGTCCGCCGTACTCTGTGCTACCGCTTGCACCACGTTCAAAGCTTGGAAGGCTGTGTGGGACCAACGCAGTCCACACAGAAGGTTGGATTTCCACCAACAACATGCGTGTCTCTTACTTCCTTCCAAGAAGTATCCAGAACGGCAGAGCTCCCGTTTATTGCTGGCTTTCGCTTTCAGCACACCCATTCCAGGGCAGAGTTACTGTCTGTTTTCCTTCCATAATACTATTGGAAAAATTCGCGAAAAGAGAAGAGCCATCTCCGTTAAGAGATGACCCTCCGCTTTTTGAATTACGCATCTAGTATCTTTGTCAACGTGTACATTGCTTCGAGCAGCTTTTCCCGGCTCATGCTGTCAAGTTGGAACTCTGCCACAGACACACCCAAATCTCCTTCTGGCAGGGCAGGTTTACGATAACTCAAACCGATCGTATTCAGATCCGTGCTTTCGATGTAGACGAGATAATCGTCGCCATATACGCCACGGAAGAATCTTTCACTTGCGAATTCGTCCTTGCCGTCCAGATAGAGCTGAGTAGCCTTAGTCAGAGCACACTTAAAAGCTTGCTCCAAGGAAACGCGTTCAAATGCTTCGTTACTCATAACAAAGCCTCCTTTATTGTATTTCATAATAGGTGATGAATATTTCGCGAAAAAAAAGAAGGAGCTGCAATGAGCTCCAAAGTTAACCAATCTGCTGGCCGTCCTCGTCATTTTCCAAAATATTCATGATCTCCATCAGACAATACTCATCCGCCTGATGAAACATCTTCCGTCCTTCATCAAGCGGAGGGTTAATGTCGATAGCCTTCCGAATCTTCTGTTCACGCCGAGCCATAGCCGCTTTAATCAGTTCCAAAGTATCCATAACAAAATCCTCCTTTTTTTGTTTCATAATACGCATAGAAAAATACGCGAAAGAAAAAATAAAGAGCATGCATTTTCTCTTTACGAGACCCACCGTTGGCCCAGCCGCCCATCTACTTACCTAAGCGCACCTTTTAATCAACCGCTTAGCACCATACTTCCAGCGTATCACTATCCATATGGGATGACGTTTTCCCGTGGTTAACGGACTATGAACCGTTTTCCATCTCTTGAAGGCCGTACAGGAGCGTCGCATCTCTGTACGGAAGGTTGGATTTCCACCAACAACATGCTTGTCTCTTTCTTCCTTCCATAACACAGATAGAAAATTTCGCGAAAAATAAAAAGAAATGTCTACGATTCGAACGTAGTCTCCTGGATGCTTTTCATTCTTTTGCCTTTTCTGTCCATTGATCCTTTCGGATGAGGGCCCGTTGTTTAGGCTTGTCTCGACCATTGCAAGCGGCTTGTCGAATTGCTTCGATTTAGCTCCATTCCTTTCATAACACCAATAGAAAATTTCGCGAATTGCTAATCTAGATTAGAAATCTATCCTAGAATAGACAAAACAGTCAAAAACGAAGAGGGAATGCATAAAGCACGCCCTCTCCAATGAATTAATCCTTAGGCTTAAAGTTAATTGGCTGTCTGCTATCTTCATTACCCGGATGGCTCAGGCATTCATCACAAGGATCTTCCCATTCTTCAAGTTTGAAATATTTACACTTCTTGCAGTACTGGTCATACCGTACAATTCGTAACTGTGGAACTTCTGTCATGGTGTATGGTCTCCTCACGTGAAAATATAATCTTGTTTGGAATATGCCAGAAGTTACTGGTCTTGAGTCTGGGGCTGATTCTGATTCTGCTCGAGCGCTGAAACTCGATTATTCAGGTCGGAAATTGCATCGGCGAGTGCATCACGAATGTCACGTCCGAATGTTCCTTGCTGAATTGCCAGAATATCCTGTTCAATAGTAGGCATCAATATCACCACCTAGGAGGCATTCCGTTTCCATAACCGTAATCCGGAGGATAGCCTCTGTAAGAGTACCTTCCGGACATACCATCATCGTAACTCATGTCACGACTAATATACTGACCGTTTGCAGCACGACCACGGCGACCACTCATTCCAGGGTCGGCCATAGTCTCCATTTCTTCCTTCTTCTCGCAGTAGCACACAAGACTCTTGAGCGTATGCGAGAGCTTGTCAGAACGATCAAGATCCTTGTCGGTAACCTCAGCCCCGGATGCGATCTTGGTCTGAATTGCTTCAAGTTCCTGCTCGTACTTTTCAATCATCTTATCGAATTTGTACATGAACATCTCTCCTTAATCAACCTTGTCGACGAATACCTGCAGATTGCGCAGGACAACCGGGGTATTCGCCGTAGCGGAAGCGTTTGCCACATACACAACCGGGCAGCATCCCATAGGCACGCCAATGACGTCTTCGCCACTTACGTGCCAGAATTCGCCAGCAGCTGCAGGAGTTGCCGCAGCGATTGTCAGGGGACGAACGGCACCATCTACAAAGAAGGCTACCTGGATTTCGCCAGCAGTACCTCCTTCAGGGACGGCAATGTTTGTACTGAAACTGATCTGATACAGTGCCTCTGAGCAAGGAGTCCGGGTAATGCCACGAAGATTGATGTTCGGAGTGAGGTTCTCATGGATAACAAGCTGCGGACAATGCGTGCAGGGACGTACATTTTGAAGGATTGCGGCCTGACCATTCTGCAGAGTCTGGTCTTCAACATAACCGAACTGGGTCATATTACATCAACTCCTTCAATCCGTATTAAGCTGCTCTGCCACAGACGCAACCACCCCAGCCATAGCCCTGGTTCGGGCAGCAGTTCGGATTCTGGACAAGGAATGCCGGAATCGGATTGGGAGCGAGGTAACGCTCAAGAGCATTCGTCTGAGCTTCATTGTTGGCAATGATAGCAGCGCGATCGGCCGTACGGGCAACACTGTCCTTAAGGCCCTGGATCTCAGTACGTGCAGCATCGAGCTGAGTCTGCATTGCGCGAAGCTGACCTTCATAGTTCTGACGCATGGTGTCCATTTCCATCTGGCAGAGCTTATCCAGGATCTTCTGATTATTGGCATTGCAGTTGTTACGAGTTTCAGCAGACTCGGTTGCAACCGTATACTTCAGGTCGGCAGTAGCTGCACGATTCTCGCAGCAGCAATTTTGGAGACCCATAGAAAGAGAATTGAGCTGATTTCCAAGACCAGTCTGAATGCCAAAGAGCTGATTCATATTAGCCATCTGACGGTTGTTATTGGAAATCTCGGACTGAGCAAACCCATTAGATACACCAGCATTCACGCCAGCGAAGCCATTGCAGAGAGCAGTCTGGACATTAGCAAAGCCGTTACCGATCGCACCGGAAATATCACCGATGCCACTCATGACAGCCTGCTGATCGAATCCACGCTGCATACCAGCTCCTGCGTTATTCCCGCCAAAACCATTACCCCAGCCATTATTCATGGCAAACAGGAAAAGAATGAAGACCCACCAAGCACCATTGCCACCGAAACCGAAACCATCATTGTTGTTGCCAACGACTGCCGCCATATCTGCAGGAGACATGTTTCCATTTTCGTACATAGTCTATTAGACTCCTTCATATAGTATTTTGGATGCTGGGAAAAGCAAACAAAATTTTACCTCTGCAATGGAATCAGTCCTTTCCATTTTGAAGTATGTTAAAACCCCACTCAGAGATCCCACTATTTGTGCAGTTACGCATCGTGCCGAGTTGTATAGGCACCAAAATATCTCTGAGTGGGGTTTTAATCGAATGTGATGTTTACTTACGCCGATTTGTCAATAAACCTTTCGAGACGTTGAACGCCTGCCAGTCAGTGCTGTAATCGGCCAAACAACAGTTAAAGCGTTGCTGCTTTTTCTCCTATTTACGGTGTCTTAAATTACGTTTCACCGTACCCATCTACTCAAGCAGCAAACTGGTTTAAAGTACTACAGTCCCGTAATCGGGGCGATGCTGCTGAGGAAACGAATTTTTCAATATACACAAGCATCACCACCCATCTGTAATTTCGTCGATTACGTTGCTGGGACAAAGTCGCTTTCAGGGATTACATAATCGCCAGAATCTACAAATATATATTCATTGCTGCCGAATATATATTTAACGGTGTACCCGCCAGTTGCGCTACCATCAGAATAAGTTATAAACTTCGTCAGCGGAATGTATGTTTCCGTGCTTGTGCCACTCGTTTCATCATACACTTGAGTGATTCTCAGATACACTAGATATGAGCAACCCAGTGGATTGTTCACACCAAGTTCGTCTCCGAAAATCGGACGCCAGTCGGTTTCCTCACCTACTTCAAGCGCTCTCCGTCCAGGACCATAATCGTCGCTCGTTCCAATCTGCACAATACGTCTTTCCATAGCTCTCTCGACAATGTCGTAGCACTCACCAGAATCCACCAATCGCTGATTGTTTTTACTCATCACAGTTCCAGCGAACACACCGTTTCCTTGCCAATCGACTGTGAAACCATTCTTTCTTGCTGTAGCAGAAGTGCCTGTTCCGGTGATATGAGCATACTTGTTTGACGTGTCAATTACGTTGAATTTTCCTTCAACATGCTGATTTGCACCTTGAGCTGTTGTGTAATAGCCTTCAGCATGACTGTATTGCCCGGATGCTTGCGTGTGGCAACCTTCTGCGTGACTACAGGTACTAGTAGCTTGCGTGCCGCCACCTTCGGCAAACGCTCCCTCCCCAGATGCGGTCTGTGTATAAGTTACGCTTCCGATAGTGTATGCTTTTGTCTGTACGCTTCCTGCTCCGCTTCCGCTCTCGACAGGACTATCTCCGCCCCCAGCATTTGCATCGACATAAGCTTTCACACCGCCAGAAGTTACGGGATTTGTGGAGTTATCCGTTGGGGTAGAATCGAAAGTCAGGGCATCCTGCTTACGATTAACAAGAGCGACAATCTTACCCCAAAGATATGTCAACCCAGTTTTATCAAGAAAACTATTTGCCATATTTTTACCTCCTCAGCTTCCGACGATGGCGTCTATTTCTGCTGTTGTAATAGACGTCGGCGTTACGTCAACAGCACTCCAAACCCCGTCGCTCCTCAAAAAGTCAGTAGTTGATGAGGTAAAAGCAGGAAGCCGTGCATCTTTAAGATTGTACGTTGTGTTGCCAAGCGTGATTTTACTGATTGCGTCGCCATATGGTTCAAAATCGTGATGTTCTGAACCCTCGGAAAGCATCCAGTTAATCGCCTGTACGTCGCTGATGGACAACGTTGATCCATCGATATTTGAACCGATTAGGATGAATGCGGTCGTGCTGCCAACAGTGTGTACAACATATGTTCCCGCAGGAGTAGATGAAGAACCGAACAACGTTCGCTTGATAAACGTTTTATCCTGTGAGTATTCCATAATAGACATGTATGACACTGATTGGCTGGCCTCAAGACGATACGTCCCGGATGCTGTTACTGGGACGTATGCTTTGTTATAAAAGTTTGAACCTGCCGACGTTACCGCGCCTGTGCTCGATATATATTTGCCAACAACTATGTTGTCAGCGGACATGTCTAAAAGGTTAAGAGACATTTATTTTGCCTCCTTAATTAGGTATCCGGCTGTACTGTAATAGTTGCCTGAGTACCAGTGAACGTCGGCTGAGATACAGAACCGGTAGGAGTGCCAGATACGCTGACAGAAACGTCGTCACCTGTAAACGTCGGCTGAGAAACGCTGCCTGCGGGAGTAAATTTACCACTAGACGTGAGAGAGCTGCCTGTGAATTTAAGCTGCACACCAGTACCAGTAAATGTAGGCTGAGATACAGTACCTGCAGGAGTACCGGACACGCTAAGATCGCCTTCGTCACCAGAGAAGTCCAGATGAGCACCAGTACCGGTGAAACTCGGCTGAGTAGATGTTGCACTCTTAATGCCTGTCGCAATTGTCTGACTTGCAAAGGTTGGGAGTGTAACTGCTGTCGGCTTGTTTGCGGTGAAACTACCGGCAGTCCAATTGAGAGTAAGGTTTTCGTTAGCAACGCTCATAGAGAGTGTCGGAAGAGTACAAGCAGCAGCAGAACCAGCCGTGACAGATCCGCCGCCAGTTGCAGAAGCTGCAACAAATTTAGACACAGTGTTAGGCGTAACTGTAATAGTCGGAGTGCTGACAGATCCGACAGGAGTGTAATTGGCCGTTCCGGTACCTGTGGAAATAGATCCGGCAGGTGTAAATTTACCAGTTGACGTAAGCGCAGAACCACTAAACGTCGGCTGAGATACGGTTCCTCCAGGAGTGTAGTTCTTCGTTCCGGTGCCAGTACTGATTGTTCCGGCCGGGGTACCTGTGACGCTGATGTTGCCTTCGGTACCAGTAAACGACGGTTTAGAAACGGTACCTGTCGCAGTAACCGAACCAGTAGACGTAAGAGCATTTCCAGTAAACGTAGGCTTGGAAACGGTGCCGGCAGGCTTGTAACTGGCAGATGCTGTATCGGCGTATGCCAGCGCTCCAAGATTGGTTGTGTCGCCAATTTCGTGCCACTTATTATCGGAAGTGGAATAAATAAATTCCCCATTTCCATAAATAGCAATGCCGCCGTTTACTGCAGCAACGTCTTTGGTGCCGATCTTGATTGTTGCTGTCGTTGCACCGTCTGTCAGAGCTGTAGTTGTAATGCCGAGGAAAGAAGTGCCACCAGCAATAAATTCTCGTGCGGTTGCGTCCTTAATATCATAAGTTACACCACTAGGGAGTGTAATTTTGCTGATTTCAGCCATTTAAAACATCTGCCTTTCTTAGTTTCGATTGAACGTAAGTATTTCGCCGTTCACATCATAGTTTAGTTTAGCGTTCCAGAAATTCTTTTCATCCTGGGTAACATGAATATTTTGATCCTCAATGTGCTTTCGAAGAAGTTCTTTAACCTCATCAACAGCTGCCTCTCCGATAAACGGAAGATCTACCAAGCATACTGAGCCATCTCCGATTTTTATCTTTCCGGTGTCAGTGTACAAGCATATTTCTCCCTTTTTCGGAACGTACATTGGAGTTCCGGCCCATCCGGATTCAGTGTTTTCGGAAACAATGTTAAGATCAACACTCGTTTTGTCTCCGATAAGCACTACACCATTTATACTCGGTTTGTTCTTTAGTTTCTCATAGTCTGTTGTTCCGGCATAAGATGTTGACAATTCTATTTTATGGCTCTGAGCTCCTTGGAGAACGATGCTTAATTTATCCACCCGGATCACCCCTCATTCGATGCAAATGTTACTTCCGGAGTCAGGATAAATTCGCCGACAGTTGTTTGCTTAATCTCATCTCCAAGAACGAGTTCAATGTCAAATACGTATTTTCCAACGCTAAGATTATCAGTATCGATTGCCTGAATTACAAACCTGTATGAACCATCGTCGAGTGTTTCAATGGTTCCGTTTCCTAATCGTTTCTGAAACAAAAAATTCTTATCATGATAACTACGTTTAACGGTGAAATATATTTCATCAAATTCTATGGCTGATTTGCCACCAGCTTGGTCGATTACTGTAAACTGAATTGGTCGAATATCACCGCGAGGCATTGAAATTGTCACAATGCTCATCACCCCAATCTTGTATCCAAGTCCCAGAACGACTAAAACACACTCAGCTATGTTGCTCTTTCCATGCTATGAGTTCATCAACTTTTGCAGAAAGTGCTTGAAATTCGTCCCAGGTAGGAACCTTATACTCATCGCTTTCAGGTTTTATCCAAATTTTGTTTGTCGAAGATGCCGGTTGATCTGCCTGAACAAGAACAATGTCGTCTATTTTATCATCAATAGTACTTACGGCCTCGTCAGCCAAATTGGCCTTATTGTTGGCCAGTTCGGCGGCATTGTTTGCAGCATCAGCTGAATCATCAGCCAAGGTTTTTGCCTCTGACACATCGGAATAGCACTGCTCTATACCATGAGCGATTGCTTCGCGAACGTCTTTACCGTACATCGCTGAACGAATGGTTATCAAATCTTGAGCTATTGACATAATATCACCTCACAATTTATGCTACACGCTTCCAAGCGTAAACAATGGTGTACGGTGGCATGTTATTGTGAGGCTGATTGCCACCGTATGTGTAAACCGTAGCATGCGCCGTTGTTGCGGCTGATACATGTGCCGCATTAAATGTGATGGTAGAATCAGGAACAACATTTCCATCCGTGCCAGTTTGCGCCATGATCGAAATTGTTTCGCCGTTATCCACACGATAAAGGTTTCTTAACGTCATATGCTCCACTGGCAACTCTTCTTTGGTCAGCATATGAGTTGCTTCGCCACCATCAGCATCCCCAACATGGTATGTATCGCCAGCAGTCAGAAGGAATCGGTCTTTGATCTGCTCCCAGGTCCCACCGAACATTTGATCAGGGGTCTTCTCATTGCTTACAGAAATATAAATGCTGCCGATAGGATGCACGAGATCAATAAGAGATCCAAGCTCAGTAATCAGAGATTCTGCTGCATCGATTCGATCAATAATGCTACTGGCGTCTGAAATCTTCTGATCAATCTCATCAGTCTTGGCGTCAATAGCGTCCGTCTGAGTCTTACCAGCGGCATTGACTGCATTAACCTGGGTTGTACCAGCGGCGTTAACAGCATCGACTTGAGTTGTTCCGGCAGCGTTTACAGCATTGACCTGAGTTGTGCCGGTTGAATTGATTTCTGCGATTTTAGTATCGGCTGCGTTGATTGTATCAGATAACGAATTAACTTTATCCTGAATGGCGTTTTTTTGTTTTGTTCCTTCCGAAGTAACGCTGCTCCTTGCATTGGTCCCAGCCGTATAAATGTTGCTCTTTTGGATACGACCAGCCTCTTCGATTTCGGCTAGCATATCCTCGGTAGCCTTGTCAGTCACAATGTTCTGCGGAAGGTAGCCATCACCGTTCGGATCTTTGGCAAAAAGCTTATTTGGTTTCAGTGTGTAGGGCATTCTTTACCTCCTGCCAAAGAACTGATTAGCCATCTGGGAGTATTGTTCAAACTGCTGCTGAGTCATCTTTCCGCTCTGGATCAGGTTCTGGACCATCTGCTGAGGATTGCCCTGAAAATTGGCGCGGAACTGATTGAACTGCTGCATCAGGTTATTTGCGGGATTCATAGGCGGCTGAGACTGTGGCTGTCCACCGAACATCTGGTACAGAGGGTTACTCATTGCTGCTTACCTCCGTTCTGACGATTGCCGCCATTTTGATTAACTAATTTGCGAAGCTCATTCTTGAGCTCGTCGAAGTCAGACTTGGTAACGAAATTGCTCGTATCAACTGCAGGAGTGGTCGTTTCAGTTGCCCCAGAAGTATTCTGGGGAAGCTTTTCCTGCTCTTCAAACCAATACCGGACCTTGATGAGCGGCATGGGCCTTCCAAACTGGTCGAGGGTCTTGAGGTAGATAATTTTGTCGTTTGTATCCCAGAGCGGATACGGCTGGCCAAGAGGCTGAGATGCAGGAACACTGTAAGCACGAGCTGCCATTTCGCCGTCAACCCATGGCATCATAGGATTCTGGTTGACAGGCTGCTGAGGCTGCATTGACTGCTGCATCTGCGGATATACCGAGCCAGAATACTGAACAGGAGTCTGATTCATACCATAGGACGGACCAAAATAGTTAGGATTGTAACCAGGATAGTTAGCCATATGTTAGTTCCTCCTCCAAAAGAAAGTTGGGATCTCGTTTCCTGAGTCCCAACTGTCATAATAGTCTCCATCAATAACAGTTACAGCGTGTGAACCTGTGCCGATAATATACAATCCTTTAGGAAAGATGTTGCAAAACTGCCTGATTGTAATGCAACGAGGGCATTCATGCGGTAACAAAAACTGGTCGAATCCATGTTCGTACAGATATAATCCCCAGATGTTGTCGTCCGCAGTAATGCTAAATTCTGACCTGGCTAGGGATGTCAATTCGTCAAACACCTCTAGCCAGGGCTTGTTGAGCGCTATGCAAAACGCTCGAATAACGCAATCGGGAACCTGCTTCTTGGTAGGGTTGGGATTGACTTTAATCCACATTACTTCTTAGGTTCTACCAGATACCTGCTCATAATGTAGCCGTAACTCTTGATCTCAACCTTTGCCCAAATGCCATCGTTCTCGACAACGTCCACAGTGGCACCTTCATTAATCTTCATGAGAACCTTAGAAGACTTTGTAGGTTTACTGCGAACGTTAACAGAAGTGTCATCAGGCACATCGACAATAGCCATACCTTTGGTCACCATTGGAATCACCTCATTTTGAATTGTTGGCGTGGTCTGAACGGGCTGATCGCCATAAGCCACACCTTTTAGATAACCGTAGAAATGCCAGGTGCTAAGCTTAGTCTTCACAACACCGGTACGAGTTCCCTGGGCCTCAATTACTTCGCCATTTCCAACATAGAGCCCGACATGGTAATAATCCCAGCCATCAGAACGAGTCTTGTCGACTTTGCGCTTGAATACGGCAACACCAGGCTCGAGTGTAGCACCATTGATCTCGCCGACCTTAGTGCAGTACTTTCGGTACATGGTGTTGGACCCGTGATACATATAACCACCTAGCTGATTAAATGCCCAACTAAAAAGACCGGAGCAATCAGCTACGTGATGCCCGATCCATTTGGCGCCATATTCCTTTGTCAACTCATTGGTGGCCGCTTTCTGTTTGGCCTCAGTCCAAAGCTGACCGGCACTGTTTGCGATGTAGCCCCAATGGTTATCCAGAGCATACTTGAATTTCGCAATGAGATCTGCAGTTGAAATCATCCAGATCACCTCTTACCCGTTATCGCTTTCAGTAAAAGGTACGTCAGGATAATCGCTCCAAGGCTTATCATAACCCATAGCTCGCTTGCTGTCACTTGCACCCTCCGTTGTCGGATCAACAATTACGCCAAACAGACCAAGGAGAGTCAGAACCTGGTTTACGATGTTCAGGACATACTCCTGAGAGAATTCAGGAATGATTCCGAGCATATCACAGAGAGTGTAGACAAAGCTGACAATCAGAGCGATAAACGACATGAGCCAGACCTTGTTCTTGATACGTACTTTCCAATTGATCTTCATATTATCCAACTCCTTACAGTCGACCAGCTAAGAATTTGGTAAGTTCTTCATGAGCTTCCTTAAACTGATCGCCGCCATTTTGAGAAGTTATAACGAGAAGCGCTTTACAGATCGCCACCAGTCCTTCCTTTGTATCTATCTGTGACTGTTGGTTACTTGCAATTAGCTTCTCATGGTTATCCAATCGAGCATTATCTTTGCTTAGTTTCCGCTCGATATCCTGAAATCTCGGTTCGAGGTTCTCAAGGACTTTCTTACTGACACGTTCTGCCAGATCAGGTTCCCTTGCTTCCTTAGCACGCCGTCTGCGTTCTACTTCGTTACGAATGGAATCATACACCTTGTACAAAACCATAAACAGAACACAAATGCCGACGATGCCGTAAATCGTAACCCACAATACCTGTGGCGTGAGGCCCTGAATCTCGGGCATTAGGATCGCCTCAACTTTCTTAATCTTATAGAGATCCGTCTCTAAACGTTATCTTGGCGACCCCGTCTCCGCTCAATGTCAGGATGTTGTCACCTCGAACAGTCGGTTTTGGAAAATTAAAAACCTGACCGACTTGAGTAAGGGAAATAGAGACACCCCGGAATGTAGCGGTAAGAGATGCATTCTCGCCAAGACTTATTGCTATGATTGACACCTTAAACGGGTAATCATCTGCGGGAATGATGACTTCAGAGTTACCATCGACTGTTAATTCGGACAATACGCCCCAGTCCATGTCTGTCTCGAAGTTGAAGGTATCCCAAATAGTTAAGTCATAGCCTCTAACTAAAATCGAATATTTGAAAGGGGAAACCTGATAATCGATAACAACCTTACTGTTAGAAGGATCTGACTTCCATGCGTTTAATGTAAATCGACCCTCGTAATAGTAACCGGGGTCGTCATCCGTCAGGCACATATACAGCCTTTTACCGTGCAAGTAAGATGCTATCTTTTTGTAAATAGTCATCCAATGCTCATGCCCATTGTCGACAATGAACTCGAAGGAACCGGTACGATCGCTAAAAGTAACATTACCTGTCAAATAGGTTGTCATATCTATAGCACCGTTCCTTCCGGGGACCTCAACGAAGTTCAATGCCGGCTTGGGCATGGACATGGTTGGACGCGAGGCAGGAATCAGGTGCCAGTCGGTCCATGTGTTCTGCCCGACGAGTGAACCTGTATCCAAGTCGTCCAAAGTCGTGGCAAACGTTATAGAATGGTACAAAACAACTGCCTCCTGTCTCGGTCATTTTGAATTATTCTGCAGGCTCCTCAGGTTCAGGTTCAGGTTCAGGTTCTGCTTCAGGAGCTGGTGCAGAGGCCGACTGACGAGCCTTAAGTGCATCAATCGACTGGTTAAGCATGCTAAGCGCTCGCATAATGTATGTACCGCTATTGCCCTGTGAACCAGGGATCCGTGCGACATTATCTCGAGCAATCTCAAGTGCATCGAGAACTGTGATAGTGGTATCGCCCATGTTGTTCCTCCTTTATTTGGCGGCTGGCAATTCGTAATAGGTCTTAACAGTTCCACCGTATCTCCACTTTTGCTTTTTCCCAGTAGCCATATTAGCGCCACCGGTCGGAGCGACGTATAGTGCTGTTTCATTTCCGCTATTCCAATTGCTATAGCCAGATAGAACACTGTGATCGTGATCAAGGACCCATGCACGGCATGCATTCCATCCAAGGTTCCATATTTGCTGAGCCGATATGGTTTCAGTTGCAGCATTACTTCCATTTTTCTTAGCTATTACGGTTCTCTGATAATCGCCAGTTGATGCATTTACAACGTTCCATGATCCAGTGTCAAGAGTAACCTTAACGTTTTTGGCGCCATCGGTCACACCTGCAGCATGGCCGGAAGTATAACCGGTTGAGTAGGCGTTTGAAGCATCTACAGACAATGTAGTCTCGGCTGTACCACCAGCATTTGGGATAGCGATAACTGGAACCGAAAGATAACCGTTACTGTATTCTGGGGCGACGCTGTCATCTTTGAGAGAAATAGATTTAACGCCGATCGCGGCCTTGTAAGTTGCCGTGTCGGCGATATTAAAATTTATGGGGCCCGTCCCGATGAATGAAGCGATCTTAGTGCCATCAACCGTAAAGTCATACAAATCAGTGTTGACAGCTATTGGTACATCCTGGCCTGCAGGTGTTACAGTAGTTATGAATTTATCAGCGACAACGACATTTGCCGCAAGTTTATCAGCTGTGATCCTTCCGGCCATCAGATCGTTAACAGCTACCTCGAGTGCCTCAAGACGTCCAACCGTAGCATAGTCACCGAGATCAACTTTAGAAGCTTTGATCTTTACTTCAAACTCATCGCCGTTGATCTTAGAGACCATGATGCCGCCAGAAAGATTTCCTTCATCATAGAAACCAAAACTGCGAGTTTCACCAGAAGGTCCAACTTCTTTTCGGACAACTTCCATATCGTCGAACTCTACTGTTTTGGCAGTAGCGTCCATTTTGACTTTTCCGTTGCCGAAGTTAAAGGTCTGACTTTCAGAGTCATAAGAGAAGTTATCGCCGTCAAAGCTAAGATTATTGCCTATGAGATCCTCGATAAACTTATTACCCTGAACACCATACTTTGGCTCTGCCGTTACAGTTTTATCTGAACCATTAAGTGCTTGCCGAGTTCTTAAAGCCGCTTTCTTGAGTTCGGCAGCTTTTGGGCTCATATTCCACGGTGGTTTGAGGTTACCATCATCATCAGTGATGTTAGCAAGCCATGTCAGACCTTCATTGGTGTTAGTGATAACCTCGGCCTTGTCACGACCAAGACCACAGTCGTCAACCAAATATGATTCAACATTCTTTCGCCATTTCTGTTGCTCTGCTTGAATATTCGGATACAAACCAGATTGAACGGCAAACTCAGGATTGTTAAGGAATGCTGGATCCTTGAGCAGACTTAGGAACTCACGCCGAAGCGTTGGGTTTTTGTTGAACTTAAGTTTTATGTCTTTGGCGGAGTACTTGTGACCCTTGTCATCATGGAAAAGAAATGCCAGTGCATCATCAAGCTGAATATCTTCACCAAAGTCGGTTTTACTGCTGTACTGAACTTCAGCATTTTGCTTATCGATCTGCTGCTGTGTTGGTGGTTCATTGCCACCTCCACCACCGCCACCACCGCCAGTTATACCATTACCGGAACCCTTCTTGCCACCAGATTTCTTATTGGCAACTCCATAAGTGGCATTGAGAAGGTTATTAGGTGATCCGATCTTGTACTTCGTCTTCCACGGGTTGTACAGATCGTAGTCGATTGAAATTGCAGTAAGGATCTTTTCACCAATAGATGGATGAACGACTTTTACTTCGTCACCAACAAGTATTGGGTTAACAGTCGGATCCTGGTTTGCAATGTCGAGAGCAGTAATATCATAAGAAGTAATCGAACCAAGAAAATTGTTCTTGATCCAGTCTGTAGCATATGAGAAAAGTTTGTCACAGTTGTCAGCATTCTCGAATGTTACAGTCTTGTAGATCATGCCAAAGTTGTTGATGGCATTCTGGTAATCTTCCTTGGTATGGTACCCCTTGTTGAGCTCCTCGTCAGAAAAAATTCCGAGGTTGGCAATCTCAGGAACCAGAACGTAATCGACCTTGGCATGCCCAGAGAACACGGAAGGCCAATACTCATTGAGGAAGAGTTCCTTATTATTCTGCTTACCGATTGGAATAACGGCAGTGAAAATGTTTTCGAGTTCATTTGAACCGCTGAAGTCGATGAGATTGTTGGCGACTTCGATGCACTGCCTAGACTCGTCATAAGGTCTGAAATACAGATCAAACCAGTCAAGATAAATATGAGTATCATCAACGTATCGAGTTCGCCAGTAACCACCGAACGTGTTAAGAACATCCTCGAAACGATCCATTGTAGTGTTCCAGCTGGAGTTTCCAAACTTCTGTTTGGCTTGTTCAGCAGCAGGAATGATCTTCTGTTCGTTCTGGACGCTAGAGGAGTAATGGTTCGGATATTCACCGAGATGGAACTTGTGATCGTCATCGCCACACATAGAATTGTGCTTGGTGATGAGACGCTGAAGATAGGTGTGTACTGTAATGGTTTCACGATCTTTTTCTTCAGTGCCATCTTGAGGTGTGTCCATGAGGAATGCAAAGTCACCTTCACAGTGAACCTGTTTGCGCCCCATCATGTCCACGTCGATCGTGAGTACTCGCCCTCTGAAAATCGTTTCACCGGCAAATACAACACGTATAAGAGTTTTCATTTGAAAAAGGGCATCATAGTATGGATGATCTACATCCATAGCGAACTCCAGTGACGGAGCTTTGCCCATTTCAGCCTTGACCTTCGGATCGATCAGATTGTGATCAGTCATACTCAAAGGAACAGACTGCAAAAGGGTGGACGTCTGTACGACGGAGCCACCCATTTTGAAATTTTTGATGTAGATTTCAACTATAGCCATTTGTTACCTCACGGATTGTTCACAGCATTACGCCGTGCCGCAAATACACCTCGTCTGCCAAGAAGATTGTCCATGTCACCGGCAATTCCACCGACAAGCGGACCAGAATTAAGGACAATCTTGATGTTGCTGATAGCGGTGCCAAGTTCGCTGACCTGAGTCTGAAGAGCAGCTATAGCACTTGTTACAGGAGCAAGATCAACCGGATTAGTTACAGTAACATCAAGAGAGCTCGGAAGGTTGACACTAATACCACGAGTATTGAAGGCAGTGATGTCGGATTCAAGCTGAGTCGTGTCAAGCACCGGAGAAATTGTCGGTGAAGTATTGATACCGGCCGTGAATGCAGCGTTAATTGCCTCGATTAGAGTTGATATGGCGCTAAGCACATTCTCCTGGCTGGTGTTGATACCATCTGCAATCTTAGCCGTGATGGCTTCACCGGATGATTCAAAGCCAGTACCCGATGTAGACAAAGTCGCAAAGTTGGCCAGGCCACTTGCAAGCGCAGAGAACCCATTAAGAGCCGCCATGTCAATACCTTCCGTACTGGAAAATGCGGAAGAAACATTGGCAGCGAATGCAGCGGCATTGGTCGCAATGTTAAAAGAATCACCAGCAAGGTTGTCGAATATACCGGCTAAAGTATTTACGTACCAACCAATTTCGAACGTTTGCCCAGTTTCAATACTGCCCCTGGACAAGGTACTGGACATCTGAACAAGCTGGTTGACTGCACCAAGAGCGGCTGTAACCATTTCAGCATCGAACGAGCCAAGACCATCGGCACCATTGAGCTTAATCGAGAATTCTCTGAGCGCTGAGCCCAAAGTTCCGATGTCGCCAGACAAAGATTTCAACGTCTGAGCCTGACCATTAATCAACTCTTGAAGTCCGCCAACTTTTTCCTTTGGCAATTTACCTTGGATGGTAAGAAGCTGATTAAGAACTGCCAGCGCATCTTTAACTTTCTGGGTATACTGGAAACCGGCGGACGTTTCAGAACCTTCCTTACCGGTTTCTGGAACACCGTTAATCTCATTAGAGAAAGCAACAAGGCCAATGCCAAGTTCACCAAGCTCTCTGCCGATGTCGTCAAGGCCCTTTACATGACCTTGAATCCTCTGTACAAGGCCCTCGATCTTCTGATGCTCAGGGATTGTGCCTTCTATTTTGATTAATTGTTCAAGAACCGACAGAGCATTTTCAACCTTTTCTGAATACTGGAAGCCGGTTGATTTCTGATTCTTACCTTTGCTGTTTTTAGCCTCTGGGACAGGCAAACCGTTGATCTGTGTTGAGAACTTACTAAGACCTTCGCCGAGTCGCTCTATCTCGTGACCGAATTCATCGAGGCCCTTAACATGGCCTTCAAGGAACTGGACTGCGCCACCAACTTTGGGCATCTTAACAGACATGTCAGCCAACTTGCTGAGATTGTCGATGGCGTTCGTAAAGCTATTAACTTTAGTGTCGTCGATCTTACCATTTTCATCAACGAAGTTAACTGTATTAGCAAAGGTAGAAAGTGAATTACCAAGAGCCTCGATGTCTCCAGCGAAGGTTGAAAGAGTAGACTCAGTGATCTGATTGTCAGGAAGAACCGTAAATACATCAATAATATCTTGGGTGAGCTTCTGATCAATCTCAACCAAAGCATCCAGAGCTTTGAGGCCAACACTGTAGTCACCGTCTTTGGTCATGGTGGCGAAAGAGTTGAGTGCTCCACCAAGGGCTTCGATGCAGGTGGCAAATTCGCCAAGAATTGAAGAATCAACGCCGGCTTTATCAAACACTTCAGCGACAGCGAGTTTATCTTCAGTCAAATCGTGATTGAGGGTTCCAAGAGTCGTAAGTGAAGATGTAACCTTTTCAACTGAATATGCATTCATGCCAGTGCAGGCTTTCCCGAAAGAAGTCAATGCACCGCCAAGAGCTGCAAGTTCAGCGCCAAACACGCCAAGACGACCTTCGCTCGGCATGTTGTCAGGAATATGGAGTCCGCCGTTTCCATCTTCGCCAGTAATTGCCTGGCAGATGGCTTCGAGCATACTAATACCAGAGGCGATGGTTTCCGGGTCTGACGGGTTCTCGACACCCTTAAGGTTCTGAGCAGCACCAGCATAAATAGAAATAGCGCCACCCAACGTGCTCATCTTGCCAGAGAGACTTGTGAGCGGGAGCGTAGCGATTTTGCGAATGTTTTCTGCCTGCTGGAACAAACGCTCTAAGAACTTCAGTGCGTTGTTCTGATCCGGAGCTGGAACTTCCGAAGTCAATTTAGTGAACAGCGAGATGCCAGCACCAAGAAGCGTGATCTTATTCGGTACATCGCCGAGATTGATGCTTGCAATATCTGGAAGAATTGTCTTAAGCTCGAGCAATGTACTGCATACATTGGACGACTTAGGATCAGGAATCTGAGAATCGTTGTTAAAGAAACCAGAAATGCCTGCTCTGAGGTTGTTCAACTGAATTCGGAACGAATTAATAGCATTACGATACTGTGTGAAATCACCAAGAATCTTAATGGTTTCGAACAGCGTTACGATCTTATCCTTGACATCTTGGATGGAGTCCTTACCAATGCCTGAGAAAGCGGAAACAAAGGACTTAACATCGCTGCCGACAGTAGATAGCTTCCTGAAGAACAAAGCTATTCCTTCTCCGAAAGATTCCATAATCATTGGCGCGACAAGAGCAATGACTGCTGACAAAGCAGCCACTGCAACGCCAAGAATAGCGATGCCCTTAAGAGCCTTGGGAAGACTGAGTTCAGAAAGAGCAGGAAGTGCTTTACCGACGGCAGCGACCATTAAAGCCATGCCGCCAAAGAAAGCGCCCGCCAATGCCCAGCTGACGTTAAGTTTGCTGAGTATACCGATAGCCGCAGCAGCAATGATGATAACAAGAGATATAGATTTGAACACCTTGCTAACACTATCGAGCTGTTTGTCGTTCAGTTTTGACGTTTGCTTGATCAAATAGCTTATGGACATTATCATCGCTACGATCGAACCGACACCGACCAGAGCTTTGCCAAATGGCATGTTGCCAAGCATGATTGCGACCAATGAAAGCGCCGCAATTGTACCTACAAGGCCAGCTATCTTGGATGCTTTGTCAACATCCTTGGTGTAATCAAGGAACCGACCGAGCACCAAGAGTATTGAGCCAACGGCGATGATGCCTTGTGCAGCGCTGCCAACGTCCATCTTACCCAGTATTTTGATTGGAATGACAAGAAGTGCGACAGCCACAGCTAAACCGATTAAGCCCTTCATTCCGCTAAAGTTAGCTTTACCGGCTGCAAACATAACACCGGCAAGTACCCCAAGAAGTACAACAACTCGTGAGATACCAGACCAAGCAACGCCTTCGTCCATGCGACCAAGCTCTCGAACAACACCCACCATGATGCCCATGGAGACGGCTAACCCAACCATGCCCTTGATCTGGATACCATTGGCCTTCTGGGCCACAGCGACTAAGAAGCCAGCGATGATAGCGAGCTTGAACATAGACTCTCTGAGAGTATCCCATTCGACTTTGCCAAGCATCTTGATCGCCATAATCATCACGATAAGTGAGCCAGCGATTGACACAAAAGCTATACCATTACCGGCGAAGTACTTCGCAAGGATTGCTGCACCGATAAGACTCACGAGAATGCCGCTTAATTCAAGGATTGGCTGTTTAATGTCTTCAAGTTTTACACCCTTCAGCCGGTTGAGAGCATCGACAACAACCCATACTGCGCCAGCGATCATCAGCAACTGTGTGCCGAAACCGCCAAGAGTAGACTGAACATTATTCGTATTCTTTGTATTAAACGAATGCCCCAGATTGACAAAGTTCTTGAACAAACCGTCAAGGCCCTGCTTACCATAGCCTTTGCCGATTTCAGCCAGGCCCTTACCGATGCCCTTGCCGAACTTGCCCATGCCTTTGCCAAAGTTGCCGATACCCTTACCGATCTTACCGATACTTCCGGCCCACTTGATGCTGGCGTAGACCTTCATGAAGTCCATAACACCACCGAACATCTTCTCCCAGTTAAATCCTGCGAACACGCCTGTGATGGTTTTAATCTTTTCCCCAATAGCTGGGAGTGTTGTATGGACCAATGTATCGAAGAAATTCTTTACGTTATCAAAGACGCCGCCAACCTTGTTGTTTACTTCTTCAGCAACTTTCCGTCCATCTTCTGGAACGATCGCTTCAACGATCGCTTCGGAAATCTCATCAGAAGCATCTTCAGCCTTGGCACTGCTGGAGACTCCGCCAAGAATCCATCCAACGATGGTCTCGAATAATCCACCAATGGAACTAATCGCACCCTTGAGTTTTGCTTTGGCAGACTCAAGAACCTTCGGAAACTCAGTTCTAATATTCTCAAAGAAATATGTAACCGAATTCCACAGAGTTGTAATCTTATCGGCAGAGAAGTATTTTGAAAGGGTTGGCCATACAGCCTTGAAAAGTTTAGTATTCTTGACAAAGTCTTTAATTGCTTTGCCAAAATCTTTAAGATTGGTGATTGGAGGAAGACCGTTTAAAGCAGTCGTGATAGCATCAAAGATGTTAGCAATGCTGTGACCATACAGATACTGGAATGCCGTTGACAAAACACCTGTTAACCATGTGAAGGCATCGCCAATTGCTTGAATCAGACCAATATTATTAGCCATCTCAAACAGTTTACCAATTACGTTAACCACGAAACCAATAACGTGATTAATCACATTGGTGAATGGCCTAAGCGATTCAGCCAGTTGATGGAACCAGTTACCAATGACATTGTTCTTAGTAATATCGACGGCCTTACCAGTGATCAGTTCTGAGATGTAGCCAATCAGATACAGTATTGCTGTCCTTGCCGGTATAAGCTGTGTCATCAGTTCACTAACGAACCTGCTAATTCCAGCAATTACCTGAATGCCCAAGAGAAGGATTCCATAGATGGCTTCAACCACTTTACGAAGCTGGTCAAATCTGCTTTCAGTAGCTCCAGGCGGAATTTCTGTGAAAAAATCTTTAATTCCCTGAACAAACTTCTTGGCTTTGTTTGTCAGCGAGATAAGCAACGCGCCTATTTTCGCATACAACTCTTCTGGATTCGAGTTGTATTCATCAAGGTTAAACGGTGCCACGAAATTACCGACAAAATCGTATAAAGCACCTTCGATCAGATCGCCAACGTTCTTAAGTATGTCAAGTAAACCAAAAGCACCTTTATAAAGAATGTCGCCATCGGGTGTTTCAATCTCGCCAACGAGCATGGCCCACAAGGAATCTCGTCCGCCACCACTGTTCCAGTGCTCAAGAATACCGTTTCGAATTTCAGCAAACCTAGCAAGAGCATCACTGACCTTAATGCACAAACCAGAAAATAGGTTCATAGCATCGGTCATCTTGCCAAAGATGTTCTGGTATGTCTGCATCCATCCAGTGCTGAGCATGTCCTTGACTGCGTTCAACGCGTCACTGAATGTAATACAACGCTGAGCTGCGGCATAAGCTCTTCGGCCAAGTTCAGTTGACTGATCACCAAATGCCTTAAATACTTTCTCCATAGTGGCTTTATCAAACCACTTGTACTGAAGTGTTTCTGTGAAATTGTCTATGGTGACTTGCTTATTGCCCTTTTTGGTATAGAATTTGTCACCTTTTTTCACCAGAGTTCCAACAGCAACGGCCGCATTGATTGCTTCTTTTCGGAACGCTCGAATGTCCATGCTGGCATTTTGAATGGACTTATAGTCCATCAACTTCATATAACCAGCAGACATAGCCTGGCTGATGTTATACATGGCACGCTGGGCCTCACCAACACCCTGACCTGCCAAAGCAGCCCAGTTGGCGATACCTTCCATTTCCATTTCAGCATCTTCAAGACCGACACCAGCTGTTGTGAATTTGCCAATGTTCTTAGCCATGTCGGCAAAGTCATAGCTGGTTTCGTCAGAGTAATGCATCAGCGTGTCCATGACACCGTAGACCTGGCTTTCAGTTACGCCTTCTACAGCGTTCATGATCGTCTGAACAGACTTAAGCAGTCCCTGGTATTTGTCCTCGAAGCCTTTCTTCATTTGGACGGTTGTGAGACTTTTGGTAAACTGTTCGACAGAATGCATGGCTCCTGTCCAAGCGCTGTGAATCTTCTTAGCCACTTCAGTACCAATGTTGCCAATTCCAACAAAGTTGTTTGTCAACTTCTGAATGTTATCAGCCATTGTAGAAAGTACATTGGTGCTCTGGGCGAAGGCTCGCATCTGGCTAGAGGCGTCATCAAAGTTAAGAGACTTCTTAAAATCTTCAAGACTCTTCTGACTCTTCTGTATGTTTTTATCGAAGTCTTTGTTGTCAAACTGCATTTGGACAACTCGATTGTCGATCACATCAGACATTTACTTCGCCACCTCCTCTGTTAAGTTCTTAGCAATGGCGTCAAACACTGGTTGTATTGCTGGCGTTACAAAGTCTCGACCTTTAACGTAATGGCCATTCCTCGTGCCATGACCTTTTACCAGCAGCTTAACTACATTGTCACCGTTTGTGGCAGTGTTGGTATTAATCCAGGTTATGTTAACTCTATCTTCACTACGTTCGATCTCATAAGACCAACTTGCAGCAGTTTTACCAGTACGAACTGGTGTTGCTGCCTGTAAAGCTTCAACACCCATCTGCCCGTACTGATCTAATTTCTTGAGAAAGTTGTGTTCTTGCAACTTTGCAAAGTATGATTCAGTTTTCTTGAAGTTGCCTTTATGGCGTACACTAATCAGAGGCATATGATCACCTACCACGTCGTCTACGCCGAGAGGCGTGCTGTGCTCTGTAACGAGCTGCAGACTCAGCTCTGGAACGCTTCTTCGGAGGAGCGTTCAATTCGCTGCAAGCTTTGATGAGAACCATAAGTCTTGAAAGATGCCATTTCTCACACTCGAACGGAATGTTAAGTGCAACCATCCAAGAATATAACCGTTCAGATGTAACGACCTTATAATCCGGTTTTTGGTTCTTGTCTTCACGGAACCATGTGGCTGTTTTCTCGTCTGTAATGTAAGCCTGAACTTCTCGGATGTTAGCATCGCTTATGCAGGCATACAGATTGTCATCGACGCCAGACGTAAGCGTCATGCATCGAATGTAGTCAATAGTTTGCTCATGAGTGAGCTCAGTTCCGATAAAAGGAACCTTCCATTTTGATTCCCATTTGCTTATGGAGATGAGACTGTGCTCAAGCTGAATCGTACGACTCTTAGCCGTAATGAACCGATTGGTTTCTTCATCAAACAAAAGCACACCGGACTTATCAGTACCCTGTATATGCAACTGGAGCACAGCCATCACCCCCGATTAATTTATTTGGTAGTGCTGTCCACTGTGTTTTCGGGTTCAACAGACTCAGCCAAACTGAGTCGAGCTTCACGAACACCCTCTTCAACCTTGCCGCGAATGTTGGTAGGCAGCATTCCGGTGAGGAAAGCGGCAATACGGTTTTCATTCTCGAGGAGTTCAGTAAGCAGATTGTCGCAAGCTTCGGTCATAAGGAAAGCCTCACCAAGCTTACGGCCCTTGGGATCTTTCTTAAAGAACAGGGCACCGTCATCGCTACGCTCACCATAGCTTTCGGTGATGAACATCGTAAGCAGGTCAAGCAGCTTTGCAGAATCCTTGTCTTCCTGTACGCGCTTCAGATAGTTCTCAAGACCGCCTGGGATCTTGTTGTTCATCAGACCAAACTCGGTCTGATTCATGCTGAAGTAGAAGTCTTTGGTATGCTCTTCTCCATCAAAGTCGTGATACGTAAGGGTCTTTTTAATCATGTTCATTCTCCTTTCATGGTAAAAAGAAAAGGGAGTGCTCGTATGTTTGGGCACTCCCTAAAAAATTACTTAATCAGAGCAAGCAGTTCATCCGGCATAGGGAGATAAGCTTCAGTTTCAGCAGTGCCATAAAGAGCATTTTCGAGGATCGTCATCTTCTCAGCAGGCACCTTACTGGCATCGATCTCAAGACTGGACGTGGCCTTATGGCCAGTGACATTTACCGGAACACTATCATAGTCGAAGCTCATCGGCTCAGTGTCAGGACTATCGTTGATAGTTTCATAGCTCTTCTCAGAAGCAGCGGCAGTGCAGTTGTAGACCACGTGCAGCTTGTAGGAATGATACGGGTTGCTGGATTCACCAATTTCAGAACGATAGCAGAAACAGAAAGGATCCTTTGTCTGCTGACCAATTCTAACACCGACGGCCAGTTCATTTTCGCCGATGCAGGAATCAAATGCATCCGGATAGTCATAGCATTCAATAGTGCCACCGAGCTTCTCAGTACCACGGATGCTGGCATAGAGAATGTTATCGGCATACAGATCGTTTGCGTCGCCGCCGTCAGGAGATTCGGAAACGCTGGAAAGGCCAGTCCAGGCAGTACCGAGCCACTTGTCCTCGGTCTTATCATACTTATAGACAACGCCCTTGCTTACGCCAAGAGCATACTTATGGGTACCGACCTCGTCCCAAGTAAGTTTAGACATATGCATGTCCTCCTCAATAATAGATCGTGTAGGTATAGTGATGCAGGTTGTCAGCCTCATAAGGGTTTCCATCGAAGGAGCACCAGGGAAAATCGGCCAACCAATCAATAGCAGAACTGTCCGGAGCCCAAGTGATGTAAATCAACCTGTAAGCCCAGAACTTAAGGTAGGTCTTATTGTCGGCTGATGTTTTCCGAAGGTTTTTTCTTTCGTAAATGAGGCATGGGTAATTAATCTGGAGTGATTCCGGAGGCTGATTGTAGATATAGATCGGCTGGCCATCATCAGATCCAATGTCAGACATTGGAGTCCATACCCAGCCGGTATTGGTCTGGGCGATAGTACCGTGTTCCCCAAGCAGCTTCAGGAGATACTCATGAAACTCAATTCGCCGTTCGCCCATTGTATCGACCTCCGAGAGTTAAAACGAGACGGGGGTAGAGGACCTCAACATTGGAGACTTTCCAAGCTACCCCCATCCATTTCACATATCGAATGGCAAAGAAATGCTCTCGAGCAAACGGGTCTGCGACAATGCTGATTTCGTTGTTTATCACAACGTTATCGTTGATGCCTTCTCCGGGTTCAAGCCTGCGAATGGTTCGATTCACGTCCCCGTAATAGGTACGTTCTACAGGTTCCTGTAGAGAACCCCATACGCCAGGATGTGCGTCAGATTCGTTGTTAACAACGTAACCGACTTTTCCACAAAACCTTGCCATTTTGAATTACTCCTTAGGCGACGTCTTCTTCAAGCACCAGAGCGCTGAACGGACGAGTGTTGGAACCAGAGCAACGGGTTTCAAGCAGGCTCTCCAGGGTGTTGAAGTTGATGTCGAAGTCAGTGAAGTGGGTGATTTCGCCACCCTTGTTGCAGCCCAGGTAATAGTTGTTCAGATTGACGACCATGCCGAGCAGGTTCTTCTGCTTGGTAGTGCCGCTGACCGTGACAGAGCGCTGCTTGCCTTCGAACTGTTCAACAGTGATGATGCTGCCGACATTCAGGGCAGAGCGGAGCTGTTCAGTGGTCTCATAGATGCGACGACCGTTCATGTCGCGGGCAAGCAGCATCTTGTTGAGAGCATGAGGAGTAATGTACAGGTCGCCCTGGCCAAGGTTCTTGGCATCTTCACGGCCATACAGGAGTTCCTGAATGAACGCTTCGGCATAAACGAAGCCTTCGCCGAAGTAAGCGCCGGTGTTAGTGCCCTGGAGCTGCTCCTTGATTGCAGCAAAGTCAACAGTGCGGTGAATGGTGTAGAGCTCGTCATCGGTCCAGATAGGACGAATCTTGGTAGGATCGATACGATACTGATCACCATCTTCGCGACCGTCACCAAGCAGAATAGCGGTTGCCAGTTCTTCGTTGAGCATCATCTTATCGATGTTGTACTGGTACTGCACAACATCGAAGTCGGTGATGTCCAGAACATCGTCACGATGCAGGCTGGAACGAACGTACACAGTCTGGGCGTCAGTGGTACGATAGATCACGGAATAATCCCCAGTCAGGGTCTTCCTGTCGCCCTTCTGCTTGTAACCCTTTGCACGCAGGTTCTCGATATTCCGGATGTCGGTGAAACGAGTGCGGATACGGGTCATCGGGCTCTTGTGGACCTTCTGCAGGACCTTGGAGATCCAGCCCTGGTCGTCGGTAAGCATCTCAGGAGCGCCGCCCTTGAGGTCCTTGTATTCCGGAAGCAGGAAAGTGGTGCTGGCAGTGTCAAAGCCATGTTCCAATCCCTTCTCTTCGCAGTAAGCTGCGATAGCTCCCTTAAGGGTGCCGACAGCAGGGTTCTTGGCGTTCTTCACAATGGCCATCTCATCAGCATGGCTGATGTAGTTCTCTTTGGGGGTAGTTTCATTATCGAAGACGTTGTGCTTCACTTCGGATTCCTCCTCATCATTGTCATCATCGGATGATTCTTTGCCGCCATCTTTCTGGAGAGCGGTCTCGAGCATGGCCATGATTACGACCTTCTGCTCGTCGGTAAATGTTTTCATGACATCACCAACAGTGCGTTCGCCATTCTTCTTTTCGGGGGCTTCGTCATCCTCGTCCTCGTCATCTTCTTTGTCCGAGTCATCTGCATGATAAAGCTCGCCATCAAGGCCAGAATAGAAACAGCCCTGGGTTCTGTCTTCAACAACCTCACCATCATCGTTGTGGGCGACGAAAGAGTCGATTGTTGCACCAGGATTGGCGCCGGCAAGCACAAGGCTCACCTCACGGATGATGCCGTGCATAACTCTGCCGGACTGTTCCTGGAGTTTGTTTGCGAAAATACTAAGAGCCGAAATATCGCCATGCATCACAAGCTGCTTAGCATTCTGGCCGCTCTCAGTGTCATTGAATTTGGCATAAGCGAACACGCCATCTTCTCGGTTCTCAAGGTCTGCATGACCCAGAACATTGGTAGGATCGTTATGCTGATGGTTCCAGACGAGCGGAACGCGCTTACCGTCATCATCTGCGAACGCATTTTTCATGATGGTACGGCCGTCAGAGCAACGGATGTTGTTCCTTGTGGCGTAACCACAGAAATCGTAGTCTTTCATTTTGATTACTCCTCCTGACTGCTAGAGAATTCTGTCAGTCCATTTGTCGGAACATGGGGTTGTTCGGCTCCAGCCGGCTCACTCAAATTCTTGTTTCTGAGCACGTCAGCATTAGGATCCTTGCTAGGCGGCATTCCGATTGCCTGCCTAATTTCATTACTGGTTGCAATCTCACCGCGAATGAGCTTATCGGACAAATCAGCCAGTTCGCTGGTCGTGACCATCTTCAAAGGATCGGTGAAGAACATGATCAGTTGATGGTCATCTTCGCGAGCGTCCTCTGTGAGGAACTTACGAGACATCTCGTCTGTAAGCGCTGCAAGAATTGGTTCGATGACTCGAATCCTGTAATTCTGCATAGTTCGTTCATCTGCAGAACCGTCAAGAACCCCCTGTGTTATGCCCATCTGGCTAAACAGGAGGTTCGTCAGGTATTCGATTGTCTTCATGAGATTGTTTTCAACCGGTCGATTGAGCTGAGTGATTCGTTCAGTACCGTCGGTATACGCAATGCCGTACTTTCCTTCACTAAGCTGTCGTTCGATGTCATTGCGTCTTAGTTCAGCCTGCTGGCGTCTAGCTTCTGTCTTGATGACATATGGTAGCTGGACGATCATGTCCAATCTTCCACTGCTAGCGCTCTCATCGACAGCATCCAAAAGACTCAGTTTCCTTGAGAGTCTAGACATGGTGCTGCTGGGCTCATTCATGACGGCATACATCGGGTTTTCGACAATAGCTGTGGTTGCTTTTGGGACTTCGATCTCCTGATGTTCACCAATGCGCTCGTTGTAAACGCTGACCTTAATTGTGTCCGGATACCAGCGCACAATACGTCCAGTTCGGATGGTGAAGATCTTGAAGTTCTTTGAGTCGGCCGGGCGATCATCAGTGTCAATAGGAACAAGTGCAACACAGCCTTCATCAAGCATGCTCTGAACAGCATCCTGGATGAAAGCTCTGCCTGTCTGATCCAGATTGGCGGACAATGTAAGACAGTTGTGCAAGCCAGATTGAACAATTCCGATGTATCGACCATCTTCATCAGTTCTAGCGTGCACAATTCGGTTACGTGCTACGTCGATGGCAATCTTGTTGCATACGGATGTACGAATAGTTCGATCATTACCTCTGGTAAAACGCATTCTGTCCGGTCTTGCGCCGTAACCAATGCCTACCTGTGTGTAAGGCCTCGTGGGGTCCTTATTATTGAACACGTTCCAGGCATGCCGGACTCGATCTAGAAAATTCATAGGCTATCTCCTCCGTCATCGATGTGATCTAGACTGGCTTATGGTGTAAACAACACTGGAAACCAACTTATCAGTGATGACAGTGCGCTTAACCTTATCCGGTATGATGTTCTCCATGTCGAACACTATCACCGGCTGCCTGGCCTTAAATGAGCCGTAAATGGCATCATTGATGTCAAGTACAGCTCCATATCCACGTTTTTTGCACTCACTAAAAAAGCGGGCACGTTGTCTAAACATGTCCGTAGCAGCTTTTTGGTCGCCCTGACCGTCAAAAGGAATACAGTAGTTAAACATCCTGTAAATCTTTTTGATGTCATCTTCGGTGAGTGATTCATGTGCTTTAGCCTTGTTAAGAGCGTCTCGAGCTTCTCTGTAACCTCTGAATTTGTACTTGCTATCTGTAAAATAGCTAGACATTCTTTTATCGTCGGTTACAAAGTTATAAAAGTCTCGACTCGTCTTAAACAAATGACCAAAAGCATCAGCACCAGAGTCTTCACTAGCAACTTTCATATCGCTCTGCAGTTTATTGTTGATCCTAAACTTACAGAAGACTGGACTTCCAAGACTTTTACCATTCTCGTCAGTAATAGTCTTGGGTGTTGCATTGTTGAATAGCAAATCGTACTGGTGTTTATCATAGAAGTTCGTCGCAGCAAAGAACATGTCTGTGTTCTCAGTGCGATGTTTGTTGTAAGAAAGAGTTGACAGCGTCGTATCCTTTGCAGAAAGAGTGCTGTCAAAGTGTTTCTTGTTATAGGTACTGTTAGGGCTCCGCTTTTTCTTGTACTTAGCCGCCATTTCTGCTTTACTATAATCGCCGCCCTTGAGCGGGTATGGCGGGCCGTTTCGTTCGCCCCACTTCTGGCCTCGAATGCCATGGTGGTAAAGCTCGTCCCCAGTTACCAGGATCATTGGCACGTCAATCACCTCACTCAAAAGCGTCTCGATTTAGTTTGTAAGCAACATAGGCATCCATGAGGGCTGCAACTGCGTCGATCTTCTGATCAGCACGCTTCTTGATCAGTTTACGGTTACCGTTGGTATCAACACTAACCATACAGTTACCCATCGCGAACTCCATAAGGGATTCATCGAAGAGCAACATTCTTTCGCCGGCCAGTTTCTTTAATTCACCAAGAGGGACTGACTCGGTTTTGGCACCCTGAATAACTTTCTCTATGCCAAAAGGCCCGTTTTCACTTTCCCAACGAGCCACAAAATCCTTAGCGTTGTACGGGTCGTAACCGACACATTCTACAGTGTATTCTTGTTCGACAATAAAGTTGTCTAAGTCTGCATAAACGGTCATCATGTCAAGAACCGTTCCTGGCATGACCATAAGACTGCCCTCATTAATGAATTCCATGTATTTTACACTCATTGCCGGGCTAAGACGATCGAAAGTAAGCTGAGAAATGTAATCTCGAGTCTTAACGCCGAAAGCACCGTTGCCAAGCGGAAATAAAAACGTGAAAGCACAGAAGTCATCGCCCAAACTAAGGTCACAACCCATCGAACAGGACATCTTCCAATACGATTTGGGCATATGACGCAGAGTTTCTTCATAGGTGAAGAAGTATGTGAAGCCTTCCATCGGGAGGTTGAATCGTTTAGCAAGAATATCGTTTCGTGCGGAAGGCGATTTCTCAGCAATCTCAACGTCTCGCTGGTAAGTTTCGTAGGTTACCGTCGCTCCGAGGTTAGGATTGGCCTTAATCCACAGTTCCGGATGGCCAACTTCCTTCTCACTATCAAGTTTGTAATACCAGATTCGTCTGTAAGGCGCCTGAATGTCTCCGTGAAGCACCTTAAGCAGGTCCATTTTGATGTCGTCGCCGATTGCATTTCGAACAGTACCCTCAGAGCTGATTGCAACGATCAAGCTATCGGGGGTTTTAGCACAACTTTGGCGAGCTGCCTGAAGAACGTTGTCTCGAACGTCACAACTGAGCCATTCGTCGATCGTGATGATCTTGGTTCTGATGGACTGGAGTCGATCAACACGCATAGGAATCGTTTCAATGTAGCTGTTTGTAAGAGACATCTCGATTCCACGTTTACTAGAATACAGTTTAGGGCGGTTAGCCTTGCTGCCTGTGGTGTTGTGAAGGTTTCCTTCGGTGAGAAACTTAAAGAGCGGTCCTTTAGCTCTGGTAATAGCTACTCGGAACGGAGAAAGTGTTTCGTCAGCCTGGTCAGTTGTGTACGCAACAGCGACTTGGTGGGTCGAAGTGGTATCGACGACCAGGAAGTAGGCTTGAACAAGGGTTGCAAACAGTGTCTTTGCGGCACTTCGAGGAATGATCAAGTACAGTTCGTTGCACAATCTTCGCTTGATGTATCGTTTAACGTACGAGACATCGCCATTTGGCATTGGAACCGGCACGTCTTGTTCCTCGAAGTAAAACCAGGCAAAGATACTCTCAGCCCAAAGTTTGAATGTAGGGAGCAGATGCAGATCAGCGCCGTCTGTGAGCGTCATTTCGTCTTCACAGAACGCAATAAAACCATCGATAGCTTTGTCATCGTAGTAGTATTTTGGATCGGCAATCAGATCGTCTATACGATGCATCTCAAGCTCAATAGTTTCACAGATTGGTATTTCGCCAGCCATTACGCTAGCTCTGAACTGGCCGTAGTAGATCGGTATCGCTGTGTTCGATAGCATCAGATCACCTTACATGAACGGCTTAACCGACTCTTCAGTCAAACCAAGTGCAGAAGCAATTTCAGCAGCGCTCTTACCTTCACCCTTCATTCTACGAATCTTCTTCTTCGTATTCTTTCCAATAGTCCTTTCAGTAGTGCTGGAAGATTCAGATGCAGGCTTACTTTCTGACTTGGACTCTTCCTTACTGGATGTATCAGGCTTCTTAAGGGCCTTTGCACGGTTCTCGGCAATTCTACCGACCTGATCGAAGGCAGTAACAATCTTTGCAACTTCGTCAGATTTAAGCTTGAGCAGATCAACATCCCTGTATTTATCAAGCTTAAACGGCTTATCACCTTTAAGGTTCTTACTGAGCTTATCGACGATGCTCTGTGTTACAGCGGAAAGTGTCTTTTTGGCAAGATCTTCAGCGGCATCGGAGATGATCTTCTCAGCTTTTTGACGAAGCGGAGAAACATCCCGATTAACTGATTCATCAAGAAGCTGAGAAAGCTGCTTCTCTTTGTTCAAACGATTAATACGATCCTGGAGCTCTGTATCTGTGAGATTCCGGATGTTCTTCTTTTCTGAGTCAACCGATTTCCGAAGCTCCAAATGCGCTTCACGATCTATCTTTCGTGCGTGCTTTCGCTCCTTGATTCGCTCCCTGAAAGAAGGTTTCTTTGGTTCGGATTCAGCACCAGACTCATCCGAGGATTCTCCACCTTTTCGACCTTCGCCAATACCATAGTGCTCACGTCCAAGCGGTGTAAGAGACCCATCTTCGTTCTGGTAAAGTCGTACACCGTTCTTAGAGCCCTTGGTGCGGTAATGCATCAGGTAGTGACCTGACTGCTCGTTGGAAACAAGTATCATACTCATGGGCTTGTTCCCTCCACAATTTCATTTATTTCGGTATCGCTGATTGGTATGCAGCAATCCTTATCCTCGTCTTGATCGTCGTCACTGTCATCAGTGTAGTCGACGGACTCGGCTGCTACATTGACGCGCCATTCTAGTTCGCTTAGGTTACGATCCAGACTGTCCTTGACCGCGGAGGAAACAGGAGGATCAAAGAGTTGCTTGACCTTCTTGCCAATATAGGTCTGAACCGTATTAATCGAATCGGCATTCATGTTGCCGAGGAAATCCTCCCAAGATTCGGACTCGCCTGTGATATGGAATCCAGTCTTGGGTCCTACGCCGAGCTGTGTGGCAATGGCGAGAACAGAATTAGTATACAGGATCAGCTCATTATCGAAGTCAGTGTTTTCGGGACCGACATTGCAGGCGATCCGAACTGTTTCAAGGATGCTTTCACTCATATCGGTCTCTTACTCCTTCCATGGGCATGTATCATTAGGTCTACGCACAACAGGATCGCGAGGAATTCTGTCCTTGTTTCCGTAGTGAATTGCTTGGTGGACATCATAGGAACAGCAAACAAGGTTGTCGAGGTCTCTTAGCAAGTCAGTTCCGTATTGGATGTCTAGTCTTGTGATAGGGTTGATGTGGTGAATGTAAATAGCACCGTGGATGAAGTATCCATCGACGCCTAATTCACAACCATTGTCTCGCTCTATTACTTTATCTCGAATCTGTTTCCACTCTGGAGTAGCGTAAAACCTTTGAGCCAGGTACCGCATGTATCCAAGAGTGTCTTCTGCAACGTTTCCATTGAGGGCCAAATACTCGAAGCGCTCATCAAAGGTCTTCAGCTTGATGAGCTCTGCATAAGACTTAAACTCCGGGGATGAATTCGTCATCATCAGCACCCCCGTTATCATAGCCACTGTACTTCTGCATAGCTCGCATAGCTTGGGTATACAGTTCTTCGACCCTTGCCTGAGATGCGAGAACTTCTGTCTTGGCCGCCATAAGCTCTTTCTGCTTCTCCATGATCTCACGTTCAATTTTTTCTCTTGTAGTAGCGAGCTTGAGGTAATGGAGAATGATGGAATTTGATGCAGTTCCTTCGATCAACTGCTTCTTGGCAGCATCAACCGCCAGAGAAATAAGCTGGTTTTCTTCAGCTTCGGGTGTTAGACAGGATCGAGGCATTACTGGAGTCGTGTGAGACTCCGTACTCTGAGCTGTTTTCATTGTACATCGTCTCTCTTTCTTCTATCAGTGGTACTTGAAGGAATCGGCGGTGTCGTTCAACGACTGGGAAAGGAGGAGGGCACATGAGAACCCGTGAAAACCAATCGCTGGCAGACATCTCGAAGCGTTTTTAGCGGTAAAACCCATTCGGCTGAGGAGGTGAGGCAGCCAAATACATGCATGAAAGGCGCGTCTCCCAAAGTCGTAAGTCTGCACAGTCCAACACCGCCGACTCGTCCAAATATCACTGAAAATGGGTCCCAAAAAGGTCCCCCGGAGGTTTTTCTGACAACCCCGCGAAAAGGGGAGGGGGAGTCATTGCAGGGACCCCCCCCCATGCCCTTAAAGGGGATTAGAGCCTCTAATAGGGAGACTAGGGGCTCTAAAATGAGTAAAAATGGCTTAAAATTACGCTGGAACAGGCTCATCTCTATACTTTTTAGTGTACATTCCTGTGAAATCGAGCCGAATAATGTCATCAATTGCTTGTTCAATGGTCTGATTGATCTCATCTTCAGTCATTTCACTAGAAATGTGGCAAACTCGGGCCAAATACCCACAAGAATAGTAGCCCTTTTCCACATCGAACAAGAACCAGTGGTCAAACTGTGTAAAAGGATCGTAAGGATTGTCCTTTGTAGTGATTGCACATTCTTTAAATTCTTCGGGCATTACGTTTGACCCCCTTTCCTGTAAGTATTTACTGTAGACTCAGAGATATGCATTACTTCAGCAATTTGAGCAGCAGTCTTTCCACTACTCAACATGTTTTTAATACGTGTTTCTTGGCCTGCAGTAAGTTTTACACCTTGTTTAGGTGTTGCATATTCACGAACTTGGTCCATATTTGCGTAATTAAGAAGTCGTTTAAGATTAGTATGCGGAATACAGCCAGCCTGAATAGCGTCCCATTCTCTGGGAGAAATGTCTATGACGTTTCTCTGTGCACCATAGCGAATTCTGCCATTAGCAAGAGCCTGATTACTAATTTTCTTGATTTCTTTCTTAGTCAAATCAGGATTTTCTTCTTTCCTAGCAAGGGTTACACTACGGGCATAATATTGTGCCATGCGTTCCCTTGGGGCGTTAAGTTCAGACTTAAGGAGCTCGTCATTAAGGTGCTTTGCTTCTTCAGCATACTGCTCTTTTGCAGATTTATTGAATTTGATATCCCCGGTCCTAAGGATTTCCTTACGGGCCTCATTGGCCATAGCACGAAGCTGGTCGGAATAGAGGGCATAAGCAGCTTCCTTTGGGGACGTTCTGAAGATATCCTCCATATTCTTAGGGGGATTCTTACTGTTCGTTACAGAAACAAGCTCAAATGCACTTTTCTTCGTAGAAAGAAGAGGAACCTCGATTTGACGAGTATGCTCTTTTCCATCTTTACCGATATACTTCTGCGGTTTGAGCTGTTTTTCCGTATATACCAACTCACCAGTATTTGGGTCGATATGCGGAGTTCCTGTAGGTTTATCAATACGAACAGGGGATTTTGCTCTTGTGAAAAGTGTCGAAGCACCATAATGCGGATTATCTTCTTCGATATCTTCCGGATTATCAAAATGCTCTTGATACTTTTTCTTCAAATATAAAATGCGATTATCCTTCTCAGACTGTTGCCAATCCAAATGGTGCTTCTCAGCGTCAATAACAACCATCGAGTGCTTTACGGCCATAGCCATATCACTATCGTCAGCACCTTTGGTTCGCATATCCATTATCAAATTGCTAACCTTGCCCATTTCGAGCTGAGTCCGCTTCATCGGCTTGAATTCTTTTCCATTACGAATATAATGTGTAACTTCCTTCTCTTTGACGTTTCCGTCGCGATCAGTGTACTTTTCCATTGTGGTATAAGTCGCATCGTATCCGTAAATATCTTTTCCTTCAAAGCCTTCAAGATCCTTAAGAGGCGGCTGATTCTGAATCTTAGTATCAGAATATCTAGGATCATTACACGGAATGCACAGTGCAGTGTCACCATCGAAGTCTGCTCCCGACAATATTCCAGCATTTCTATGGTTCAGGCCAATTGCGTCAATAGGATTATCACCCATCAATGCTCTACCCTGGGGATTCTTGTTGTTTACCCTAAGGATCGGGATCTCAAACAAACCACCATGAGGATATCTAATGAGAGCAATAGTCTCACCATCATGGAAGTTAGGTGCATAAACTTCATCATCGGCAAGAGTAGGCACTGGTAATATCACTTGGTACTTCTGTCTTGGCAGAGCAGCAGCACTCAAATGAATTGAATCAGAATCACAGCCATTTGCAAAATCTTCGAGCAATTTCTTCTTGACCGTTGGGTTGGTCAAGGATATCAATTCCTCGTATTCGCGTTTCTTGGCAGCAATTGACTTGTTGAGCTGCTTGTTGATCAGTTCCAAAGGCTGTTTACCAAGGAACTGAGAAGCAAGCTTATCGTCCCATTCTTCCCAGTCGCCTTCCTGCCTTGTCTTATTTATCAATCCGAGCTTTGTGTTGCCATCTTTGTCTACGTAAGTGTACTGGCCACCTTCATTACGAAGCAAAGCGCCAAATGGATTGTTAGGATCTTTCTTAGCAGGCTTAAATACAATATCAGCCTGGGCTCTGGTTTTGTTCGTATTGAATACAACGTCAATACCTTCAGGCATTTCATAGTCTGCGTACAAAGCCATGCCTTTAAGATACTTCTGATCTTGTGTAAGAATGCGAACCTGAGCATAATGACTACCTTTGAGATCAAGATCAGGAACATTTCGACGAAGTTCAATGGTTCCGTCTTTCTCAACACCGGTGTGACCGTCAGGAGCAACATCATCACGATATCTAATCATGATACGTTTCGGATCAATAGCAGCTGGTGGTTTCCACTTTGGCTCAAATACTTCTTCGCCATTAGGGCCTTCTCGAACAATGTAATCAGCAACAGACTGGATCTTTTCAGGATGCTGATATAAATCGCTCCATTTGACTTCGCTGTTCGGATCACCAAGTGCCTTAATGGTAGTCTGTTTACCAGGATTGGTAGCTTGAGGAACACGGCCACCGTAAATAGGATATCCTTTGTCTTCGAGAAGACTCAGTGCTTCTTTGAGTTTCTCCTTAGTGCATCCGAGTTCTTTCTCAACACCGGCACCAACGTCTATCAATCCTCGTTCTTTAACAAGTTTCTCAAGACCATCAGCAATCGTCTGTGCACGATTAACTCTTTCCTGGCTTTTAGGATTCAACCAGGATCTGAGTGTTGATTCGTTAACACCGAAAGTATCAGCAACTGCCTGCTGAGTCATACCAGACTCAAGCATCTTTGCAATCTGAGCATTTCGTCCAGTTCTATACACAGACAGAGCCTTAGAATACTGCAGTTTGAGATCGCTTGAGTTACGACAACCGACCATGATCGCAATATCATTTGGGGTCATCTCAGGGTGCTCTTTACGAGCACGCTTAACACGAGTTACAAAGTCACCGGCATGCTGATATGCATTGTCACCAGAGCCCTCAGGATAACGGCCAGAACCACGTCCAGGAGGATTATCGTCAGGTCCAACGCCATAGTGCATAAGAAACGCTTCGATAATATCAATGTCGTCGTCAACGCCCTCAAGAACCAGAGGGTCACCGCTGAAATGTAGGATCATTTCTTTAGTTACAGAGTTCATAAATATCAACCCTCTACTTCTTTAATCTTTTTGATGAGTTTGTCAAACGTTACGATCTTGTCAATGATTGGCAGAATATCAGTAGCCTGAGGTTGCAGAACAGCAATGTCGTCGTTCTGATAGATTCTCAGCTCCATACCGATTAATCCTGGCTTGACTTTATACTCCAAACAGAAAAGAGCAGCATATATCATTAGCTGCTCCATATGAGTTGGCGTCGCACCAGTCTTAAGATCGTGGATTCTGAGAAAGTCATCTTTAAATGTAATTGAGTCTGCTGTACCATAACAGTTGTCTGAATAGTACAGCACCTGCTCGGGGACCATCTTAAAGCCAATAGCGTCATTCACATACATGTTGAGTGTTTTGTGACTTTTTGGAAGACGCTGGCCAAGCTTAATGCACTGTGCAGCAAAGCTATGAAGCTCTGTGCCTTTCTGTGCAGCCAGGAAGCTATTGTAGCTTGCGATGAGTTTCTCTTCGTCGTAGTTAATCCAATGGTATTTGCTGGCACCAAGAAAAGCATGACTGCCTTCAAGGTTGTAATGCTTGTTGAATTGCATGTTTTAGGTCCTTTCTTGCAGCGAAAGGGAATATCAAAGATTATAGCCAAGGCGACCTTTAAATTTGCTGTAGTATGATTCTACGATAAGACGTCTGTTAAGAACTTCGTTTGCGCTATTCGAACCATAGCGAACACCACTCAAAGGAAGATCACCAGCAGCACCGGTGAATTCAGAAATATACTTGTTAAGGGACTCTTTGTACTGCTTCTCCAAAGCTTCTCCTTCACGAGCACTTTTCATCATTTCCTCGAAGCCCGGACCTTTTCTCCTGGCCCATTCGCTAAGGGCAACAGACTGATCCGAGTCAAAGTCCTTCATTTCATTGACATAGGACTTAGCTTCTTCAGCAGCGGTTTCGTCATCGATTCCACGATCTGTAAGAGTCTTTTTGTATCGATCGGATTCTTTCTGCCAATATTCCTCGACATACTTTTTAGCAACATCAGACTTAACAAAATCTTCAGCCATCTTTAAAGTCTTATCGGTAGCACTCACCACAGCATCTCGTTCATTCTTGGTTCTAGCAAGAATATCTTTGACCTGAGGTGAATCCATAACCTTGTGCTGGTAATACGCTTTGGCATCGCTACCGTCAGAGTCAAATTCGTGCTTTGCAAGTTTACGAATATTTTTGACAAACTTCTTAGTCTGCCGAGTGTTCTTTACCTCGCCTGTGCCCCTAGGATATCTGCCAGAGTCCCCATCAAAATCAGCTTCAGATTTTGCTCTGTTCTGACGTTCCTGGCCAACACCATAATGTTCACGTCCAGCAGCAGTGAGAGAGCCATCATCATTCTGCCAGCGACGCTGACCCCACTTCATGCCTTTAATGCCGTGATGCTCGAGGTAATCGTCAATGGCGTCATCATCGAGACCGCTCTGTTTGCGGTAAAGACGCGTTGCTGCGAGTGAACAAGATTCACCGAAAGAAATAGAATCATCCATAAAATCACCTCGATCCTACAAAGATATCAATAATATTTAGTCATATTATTTTTCTTATATGCTTCTTTACGCCATTTATCATAATATTTAACAAGACCACGTTCTATATCAGCAAGCTGAGTTTCCGTCCAACCTGGTTCAACAGACAACATACCATATTCAATATTTCTATTGAACAATTCCTGACTTGCAATGGCACCAAGTCTATCATTAACGGTATATGGCATCCCATATTCTTTGGTTAAATCCTTGAGCTGAAGCTCGCCAAAGCCAGATGTGAATTCTTTAACGTATTCTGTGCAGTTTTTGCTCATTTGATCATACGTAGCATTAGAACGATCAACCAATGGCTTTAATGTAGCTTCTATTTGATTTTTGTTAGCCAAATACCATTGGCCATAACCGGTGAAAAGAAAACCACGTTCCTCACTAGTCATGGTCCAGCTATCAACATAGCCATTACCAGAATATTCATTATCAAACAGGTCAGTTTTGGATTTAACTTCTTCTGCTCCATCAACGTGCATACCCTCAAACCGCCCCTCACTATAGTATTTCTCAGCGGCTTGAATGGCTTTATTAACGAACTCATCTTTTTCTTTCTGCGAGAGTTTGTTATAGCCGTCGGTCACCAATCGTGCACGCTCAAGATTTTCGTCTCGTTGAGCTGTGAATGCGGTTCGACTATCTTGTCTTAATTTGGATAGTACATGCTGCATTGGGAGGCTTGATGCAAGATCTTTAAAATTTTCGGCAGAATCCTTGGCAACTGCCTTCCGATAAAACTCTTCAGAAGCCTTGCCCTTGCCTCCAGCATAAATAGAACGATAGCGTTCCTTACCAGCGGCTGTAAGTGTTCCATCAGGATTCTGAAAACGTCTGATTCCCCACTTCATGCCTTTAATGCCGTGATGCTCGAGGTAATCGTCAATGGCGTCATCATCGAGACCGCTCTGTTTGAGGTAGAGTCTCACAGCGGACTCTTCACACATTTCCGAAAAAGTCTGAGAGCTCATTTAGAACCTCCTCCTTATTCTCAGGATAAATAAAACGGCTAAAAGACATGCCGTTCATTTGTGAAACGTAATAGTCCTGGTTAGGACGATGCGAGGCGTTTTTGGACTGTTTGTCTTCAAGTGTAGCCCATTTGTTTCCACGCAATATCAATAGATCAGGAATGCCTTGAATGTGACCGGAATCCAATTTGGTAACAACACAAGGATCAAAGCGTGCATGAAGCTCTTTAATGAGCTTAGCCTGGAATACCCGTTCTGGTTGAGCCATGGTCCGAATCACCTCCAAAACACCTAAAATATCATTGCAAAATGAAAAAGAGAAAGTCGCCGAATAGGTTCTTTTCTCTTCATAATAGAGATTGCAAAAATCGCGGACGAAATGGCATAAAAAGAGGACAAAAAGGACAAAATAAAGAGCCACTGTACAAATATCAGTACAATGACTCTTCTTTTTGCTCTCAGCAGTCGTAAACTCAAATCATCGGTCCGTCAGGATCATCAGAGACATCAAAGAACGGACAATACCTTTTGCAAAGGGGATAGTTCTCATGGCATGATGAAAGACACTTGGTGCTTGGCGGATCGGCACCGATATAATTGAAGAACTGTGCACGTCTCATCTCTCGACCGCAGTCGCTGCAAGTCCACAGTCTGCGAGATGGTTTCCACTTCATAGTTCCATCGCAAATATCACACGGTACTTCATCACCGTTTTCGTCGTAAGCGGTGTTCATAAAAGCTAGTCTGAATTTTCCCATTGCTCAGTTCACCTCAGAGAATATCATGCCACAACTTTGAGGTAAAAACAAGAGGAAAGTTAGCTTGAAGAGACACGCAAATTCGACTAACCAAAACCTTGGAAAAATATAGGTTTTATTCTATCTGGCCAGGTGGCCACCTTTTTCCTTATTTATTATATATAATTATT